ATAATAATAATGTAAATAATAAATAAAGGAGTTGGAAGGAAATGAATAGGAAGGAAACAGTAAACACATTATCTTATTTGATAGTATTAATAATAGCCTTTTTACCAATGCTTATGGTAGCATTGTGGTTGAGTACTCATTATCCATGGCCGCATCATGGAATATTTAAATATTTCGTTATAACATCTGCTGCGGCTATAACCCATTATATTTGGGTTAAGTTTTTGAGGTTTTTAGTCTTACATAAGGAATTATAAAATGATTTTAAATTGTAAAAGATTAAAACAACTCTAGATTAATCTAGGGTTAATATTTTATTTTTGACTTTTTGATTATTTACAAATGTTAAAGTTTGTTGTATAATTATAGCATTGATAAGTTATAAATACATTTAATATTTTCGGAGGTATGTAATGGGAAGAAAGATAAATTTTCTACCGACAAAAGTAAAATATAATACTAAGGATAAGACGATTAGTTTGTTTTACAGAAAAAAGAATACTAAAAAGCTTTTCAAAGCAACCATTCCCTTTGACCACTATATATTTGTATCCGATACTTATAGGAAGTATGGAAATACAGATGTTATATATAAACACCTATATACTGGTAAGCCTTTAATAAAAGCGTATTTAGATCCAAGGGAAGCTTATAACATATATAAAGAAAATAAATACGAACATGCTGAGGCGGATGTATCTCCTGAGCAACGTTTTATGTGTGATTCATTTTATGACGTTGAATTTCCAAGTAATATATTACCTAGAATATTTTTTCTAGACATAGAAACTTATGTAATGGACGGTAATTTGCCAAGCTTTAAACATAATATAGCTGATATAAATGCCATTACTATTTACGACAACTATACTGAGAAATTTTATTGTTGGTTTTTACTTAATGATGATACTGTGAAAAAATCAAAGACTACTAGAAAAGAAGTAGAAAAGACGATTAAAGAATATGGTGAGGCTGAATTATATTTCTTTGATTCACCTAAAAGTTTATTAGAATCATTTGTAAACTTTTTAATTAAGAATGTACCAGATATTATAACTGCTTGGAACATCAAGTTTGACATTCCATATATTTGTAGAAAGATAATAGATTATCTAGGACTGGATACATTAAAGAAAATAAGTCCATTTAACTATGTCAGCAGTAAGATTACTTATGCTTTAGATAATAATGAAAACTTGGAATTGACTTCAATCATTCCCGGTATCGATATTATAGATATGCTGACATTATATAAAAAATATTCATCTTCTGAAAAACCATCGTATGCTCTTAAATACATCGCTGAAGAAGAGTTAGGAGAATCAAAGTTAGTCAATGGCGCTGACGACGTTGAATTCATGGATACTTCAGAGCTGTATATTAAAGACTTTGTTAAGTTTTGTAAGTATAATATACAAGACGTTCGATTACTAGTAATGTTGGAAGATAAATTAAAGATACTTAATCTAGCTGTTACCATAAGAAACATTGCTAAAATAGATTTTCAGGATATTTTCTTTGAGACCAGAATTATAGATAACATATTATTGATGGAAGCAGTGAAGAGAAGAGAACATGACAATTGGTTGTATGCACTACCATCAAAGCCTCTGCATTCAGAAAAGGCTAAATATCTTGGAGCTTATGTTAAGCCACCTATAAAAGGTTTATTCAAATGGGTATCAGACTTGGACTTTAAATCACTATATCCATCTATAGTAAAGACTTTCATGATTTCGACTGAAACACTGGTTGGTATAGTTAATTGTTATCAACAAATAGTTGCTTACACATTGGCTAAAAATTTTAATATAGATGATTTAAATAAGATAAAAGAAGATTTATTACCTAAATATCTACAATATGATTTTAGACTATTAAAAGATATAGAACAAACAGGTGGTAAGATAGATTTAAATGAGATAGATAAAAAGCCTTTGGATATTGAAGTAGAATATTACGATTTGTATAAGAATAAAAAATATCCCAGGTCATTCAATAATTTAAAAGAATTCAGGAAATGGTTAAAAGAAAAGAATTTTTGTATGTTACCTAATGGTCTTATAGTAGACCAAAATAAAGATGATGCTATCATAGCTAAGATTATCGCAGACATCATGGAATCACGCGAAAAGTATAAGAAACTAATGTTTGTTAATCTCAAAAAAGGTAATCACGATTTATATAATGTATATAATATATATCAAACAGCTGTTAAAATTGTCAACAACTCAGTATACGGAGCAACGGCTAGTGAAAGATTTAGAATGTTCAACATTAAAATATCAGAAGGTATAACGACTAGTGGACAGCTTATAATAAGAAGTAGTACTAAAATACTTAACGATTTTCTTAACAGTAAATGTAATACTGAAGGTAAAGATTTTGCTATAACTAATGATACTGATTCAATAATATTCACACTACAGGACTTGGTTAAATATCCACCTTCAACACGTGATCCGAAGATATTGGAAGAAATATCTAATGTATCTAAGGAATGCCAAGACTTTATAAATAAGTCTATGATATGGTTATGTAAGAATTGTTTCTATAAGACCAATGTAAATACTTATAATAATTATTTAATAATAAAAAATGAATGGTTAGCAGATACTGGAATATTCGTTGCTAAGAAAGCTTATGCAATACACATTATATTCAATGAAGGCGTACCAATAGATAAACTTAAATTTGTAGGAATATCGCTTAAACGTTCAAGTACTCCTAAAGCTTTTAAACCATTTTTAGAAAAAGTGCTAACTAGTATATTACAATTAAAAGATAAGGAGTACATTGATACATTAATAGTCGAAGAATGTGATAAGTTGAAAAACGAATATGATATACCTGATATAGCATTACCAATATCTGTAAATAATATAGATAGTTATACTAAGAATTTACCGGTACATATAAGAGGAGCTAGATTATGGAATGAATATTTTGCAGTTAAGAAAAGCGATAGAATTCAAAGTGGTAAAGTTAAATATGTGTATGTAAAGAGTTGGAATCCAGAGATTTTGAATGAATTGAATAAAAATAAAGAATATGTAATATCTGTTCCTGATGGTAACAACTATTGGGAATTAGTAAAGAAAAATATTGTTGTGGATTATGATAAGATGAAAGAAAGATTGATTATTAAACCAGTTAAAGCTTTTTATGACGCATTAAATTGGAATTTACCGTTTGAAGCGCTATCTAATAATAATGGAGTATTTAATAAATTAGCTAGAAATAGCAAGAAAAATAATATCAGGAAGTCAAAATTAAAATTAATTTAGAAGAAGGAGAGATAAAATAATGAGTAATACAAAAAAGTTTATAGTACATGAAGACAACTTGCTGTATACCTCTCATGGTCCAATAATAATGAAAGAGCTGTATAGTATATATATTGCAAATAAGTTAGACAAGAACATAGTAGTTGCAGGGTTAGAGAGGCAAGGTGAAATAAGGTCAAAGATATTAAGTATCGAAAAGATAGATGCTGCAGTAGGAATATCGTTAAGAGTTTCTGGTGTAGGTTTGAAACCTAGAGATATTATCGTATATCCAAACCAATTTTATTCTATTTATGACACTAGCTTTAATCCTATTAAATTAGAAGAAGTAAAGGTTAACGATAAACTTCTTACTGCTAATGGCTATTTAAACGTAGATTATATACACATAAATGATGAAGAGAATATATATACATATTATATATTGGAATTGGAAGAGCACATGACTAGTCTATTAGTAGATAGTATAGCATTAGTTAAAAATCCAGAAGCTCCTAAAAAGAAGAGAGGACGCAAGAAGAATAAAGACGAAGTTGATTTTTTTCAAAGTCGCTGAGCTCTATAGCTCAGTTAAGGAGGAAAATTTTTATGCCTTATATAAGAATATATGATCCAAAGGAAGTTAGACATAGGAGATTATCGCCACATTTTAGTGCAATAGAGTTTGCGTGTAAACATTGTGGCAAGTTAATTATTAATGATGAATTGGTATGTAGATTTGAGCAATTACGTGAAGCTATAAAATCTCCTATTAAGATAACTAGTGGTTTCAGATGTTTAGAACATAATAGACAAGTTGGTTCGAAAGATACTAGTCTGCATGTTAAAGGAGATGCAGCAGATTTTGTTACTTTAAGAAGTTTAAAAGGTATAGATGTATTATTTAAAACAACGGAAATATTTAATAGAGTTGGTTATTATCAATCTAGTAATGATCCTAACAGGGCATATATACATGCAGATTTAGGTCCTAAACATTTATATTGGTTATCTTATTATGACGCAGTTAAAAGAAAAAGGTTATATATATATTATAATAGTTTAGAACACATGTTATCAGCTATGAGAAATGATAAAAAAATAAATTGGTTAAGTTTGGTGATATAATATGGCTGAGATAAATTTTAATGAATTTTTCCACCAAACTCTTGATAAAGAACTTTTACGTCAATATGTAGATGAAATAATAGACATGTATGGTATACCATGTAAGCATAAAAAATGGATAGGCAATCAAGCAGTACTAGATCCTCTTTATCAAGACCAGATAGTCTTAGATGATAGTGAAGATTTATATGATGTAAGTAATACTTATGTATATGTTGACTATCAAAGATTCAACGAAGTGCTTAAGTCCTATGGCCAGAGTATAGAGACAAATACATCTATTAATGGTATGATGAAATTTTCAGATGCACCTAAAGAAGGAGATATTATTGAACTTAAATTGCCTTATGACGATGTTTTATACAAGTTTAAACTAGGTAGTACCGATATTCATAGAGATATATGTTATAGTGTAGTACTAAATATCATGTACGAAGATAATAATTAATTAAAGGGAGTTATCAGCGATGGAAAAAGAAAATGTTAAGAGCTTGTTTGATAAGCTTATAATATTATTAAAATTTAAGAAGAATCAGAATGCTATATATTTCAGAGTAGTTGAAGACTTTTTTGATAAAGAATTCAATTTTACTGTACAAAAGAAAGCAATGTTGTTATTTTCAGAAGTTCCAACAAATAATGAAGAAACTGTTTTCATTTCTGTGATTTATGATAATATAGATACTGAAGACGAAGGTTTACACGAAATAAGTTATAAAATATTAGCAAGCTTATTGATAGCAGGCAAGATAAAGGCTTTCTATATTAACAACAATAAGTTAGATACAGAAATTAAGAATTATTTAGATTTTTTTAAAATGAGAAAGGAGATTGATTGAATGAAGTTTAAGGTTAAGTTATTAAGCAATACTCCATTAGAAGTTGCTGTTAAAGCGGCATTGATGTGTACAGGTAATGAAGGTAAAGCAGATGAATATATGGGTAGGGCAGAAGACTTTTTAGGTAAATTAGTGCAACACGGACATGAAAGTGTTATAGAACATATTAACTATAGCTTTGAAGTTTCTGGTGTATCCAGGGCACTTCTACAAGAATTAGCGCGTCACAGGCATATATCTTTAAGTGTCCAATCAACTAGATGGGCTCTAAAGAAAATAAAGGATAATGAAGTTATATTCTCTACTGATGAAGATAATATACAAGATGAAGAACAAATGAAGTTACTTGATGAATTAAAAGCTATGTCTAAAGAGTTGACTGATAAGATTAAAAAGGCTATTGAAGCCGGTATACCCAATGATATTGCTAAATATTATCTACAAGAAGGTTTTACAACTAAATTAGTATTGACATTGAATGCCAGAGAGCTACGTCATATATTTAGACTAAGAACTAGTCCAAGGGCTTTAAAAGAATTTAGGTTATTATGTGTTAAATTATATGAAGCAATTCCTAAAGAACATAAATTCTTATTTAAGGAATTTTTTATTAAAGAAAATGAGGTGAATTAAATTGGCTAAAGAAAAACCGGTAGAATATACTTATAATTATTTGAAAAAGATGGTGAAACAATCAGAAGAGGATAAGGATAATTCTAATTTTATAGCACCAGCTCCGTTTAATCCAGTTATGTTGGATAAAGATGTTTTATTTGAAAAGGTAACTAAATTGATTGCATCTATTAGACAAAGTCCTGAATTGGCAGAGACTATCGAATTGATAAAAGAAAAACTTGGAGTAAGTGATACTGATATAATCGTAAAAAGTAATAAAAGGTTAGTAGTTAAGACAGATGAAAATAGATTAGAGTTTTTAAGAAAATTAACAGAAGCATTAAATGGAGAACATATAGACGATCCAGGTAAAGGTTCATCTGTCGGATATGTACAATTAGAGAATGGCATTATTATATTAGTTAAGCCAAAAAATCTCTCTAATAGAGGAATTCATAATGAATACGTTATAGCTAATATAATTAATGATTTATATCAAGCAATTGGACAACCTTTAAATATAAGGTTTGTCGACTCTAGAGGTAAGACGTTCGAATGTTTTAATGTTACGTCAGCTAGCCACGCAGGTAAAGTTACTAAAGATAGAAAGAAAGCAGATATAATAATACATGGAGACGTCGATTATCCAGTATCTCTTAAGACTACTAACGCAGAATTTTGGGAATCAAGTGATACTTATATGGGACCAAAAGCTAAAGAAATTATAGATGAACTAGTTGAAACGGGAGAATTGGAATTAATAGAAATTAAACCAGGTATTTATAAACCAAGTAAAGCTATAGTATTTAAAGCGAATGAAGCTGAAGCTAGAGATGTTATATTTGGAAATGACATTCTACCTAATGGAGCAGTTATTATAAATGATTTTGTAGATAGTAAGAAGATAGAATATTTAGACGATGGTACAGTGGTTATTCCAGTAAAATATATTATAACATCGCTAAATGATGTCCCTGAAGAATATGAGCCTTGGTTTATAATAACACACAGTTCTTCAAGAAATTCAAGAGTAATAGGTATAAGAGGTATAAGGGTACAAGCTGCTTATAAGAAACGTGCTAAACCTGATAAAGGTAATAAGATAGTTTACAGAAACTAAAAGATATGTT